CGGGAGTGAGCAAATATGGGATGTAGTTGAAATGGAAATAAAACCATAATAAAAAAGGAAAAATATAAACGTAGATGAATTATATGACTATATTCTAATATTAAAATAACCAATACAACAATCATGGAAAAAGCATTTTGGATCACAGCAATTTTGTTATTGGCAATAATATTGAATTCCTGTAAACCTGACAGAATAATGTACGACTCCAATGGGAATGAATATCTTATTGAGCACGAGATAGGGAGATTTTATACTGTCAAACAATTGCCGATATCGAAAGAGGAATTGGGAGATACGATAAATTATGATAATACAATAGATATGAAAGAAGAAAAATGTTACCTAACCCCTCAGCAAATCGAACGGGTTAAAAATGGAGAGACTGTTATAACAACAGATCCTAATACAAATTCAATGATTGCTATAGGACTTAAAAGAGAATTTTAAATTGTGACTTTTAAACATCAATCCCTATTTAACTTCCTATAAAACCTATTATTATGAAAAAACCATTAGGAAATAAAACTTGGATTGATCTTTATAAGATGAGCAAAAATTCTACAGCTAAAAATTTGGAATATTATTATAGAAACATGGATATTTTAGAATCGGCGGATGTGTTTAGAGAGGGGGATATTAACAATCAGTTTATTTTAGCCAAATATTCAATCAAAGAAATTAATGAAATGGCATTAAAAGAAGCAAATGAATTAAAAAATATTGATTTAATCATTGAGATAGGATTATTAATTAATTCTAAATAAATCTAAACTTTTAAACATCAATTTCAATTCAACTTCCTGTAAATCAAGTATAACCCTGATTCCTTAACATTTCCTGTTAATATCATTTAGGGACTTCCTATTGACATTTGTAAACATTGTTGTATCTTATACCAGTATATAAGATATTAAAATCTCTTAATATCAAGGTATTATATTATTAATATGCTTTATTATTGTAAATAGTAATCTCAGTTTAAAATGTACTAGAGGAACGTAAATCCTACAGTAGTCTGTTGAAGTGGTACCGACATAAGCGGATACGCGGCCTGTAGGGTGTTCCAATTTTAAGAGAGGGGGGATAATAGGGGGGTGAGTTTCTTTTTAAAATATATAAAGATATCAAAGTATTAAATTATTCATATTCTAAAATAATAAACTATTACAAAATATTATGCCTTTCCAAAAAGGTCATAAACTAAGTCCCGGCAGACCAAAGGGATCATTAAACAAAAGAACTGAAGAAAGGATGGAGATGATTGAAAAGATCATTGATCTGATTGAAAAGGGACTGGAAAAGGATATTAAGTCAATCAAAAATAATGACCGTGTGAATTTATGGAAAGAATTGCAGGAATACATTTTACCCAAACAGCAACGTGCAAATCAGGAAGGCGATCAGAGCGTTAATATTAATATTACTGTTGATAGCGACGACAACAAAGTTTGAAAAGACTGAGACTCAGGCTCAGGCTGTTCGTTTGATGGCGTCACCAGCAAATCATATTCTTTTGTATGGTGGCTCCCGAAGCGGCAAAACACTTATTTTTTTACGTTCCATTGTTATTCGGAGCTTAAAAGAACGTTCCCGGCATGTTATTTTACGCCATGCTTTTAATCATGTTAAGCAATCTGTCTGGCATGATTCCTTCCCTAAGATGATGAGTTTATGTTTTTCTGATGTCCCTTATAAAGAGAATCGTTCAGATTGGTTTATAGAATTCCCAAACAGAAGTCAGTTCTGGTTTGGTGGTTTGGATGATAAAGAACGTACTGAAAAGATTCTCGGTAATGAATATTCTACAATCTTTTTAAATGAAATATCTCAGATAGGATACCCCGAATATGTGATCAGCAAAACAAGGCTTGCAGAAAAAACGCGGCTCATTAACAAGATTTATGCTGATTGCAACCCGCCTTCTACAACCCATTGGTCATATAAGCTATGGATAGAAAAAGTTAATCCTGAAGCTCCTGAACGCAAAATCAGTAACCCGGATAAATATGTTTCAATGCTTATTAACCCGGAGCACAATATTGAGAATTTACCCAAAGGATATATTGAGGAAATATTAAAATCCCTCCCTGCCAGGCAAAGAAAAAGATTCCTTGACGGTGAATTTCAGGATGATATCGAAGGGGCCTTATGGAATGATTCCATGATTGACAAATACCGGGTGGATTATGCACCGGATTTAAAACGTATTATCGTAGCTATTGATCCGGCTGTAACAGCTACAAAAGAATCAGACGAAACAGGGATATTAATTGGAGGCCTGGGAATAGATAATCATGGATATGTTCTCAATGATGCATCAGGGATATTCACACCGCGCAAATGGGCAGAACGTGCCATAATGAATTATCATAAATATGGAGCAGATAGGATAGTGGCTGAAGTAAATAACGGAGGTGATCTTGTAGAAACAAATCTCAGAATAACAGATAAAAGTGTTGCATATAAATCAGTACATGCTACACGTGGTAAAATTATTCGTGCTGAACCGATTGTCGCTCTTTATGAGCAAGGAAAAATTCATCATGTAGGGAGATTAGATAAACTTGAAGATCAAATGACAACCTGGGATGCACGTAATGATAAATCACCTGACAGAGTAGATGCTTTAGTATGGCTATTTACTGAATTAATGTTAAAGAAAAATATACAATCAGGCTTTGCATGATGGGTAGAACTAAATGTGCATATAAATGCAGGAAGTGCGGGAAGGAATATAAATCATTTTTCCCTATAGAAAGGGATTGGTTATGTTATGACTGTAATCCAATCAAATTCAAAAAATGAGTTTTTTAGAAAGAATATTTGAGCGCGGCCCTTCGCGGTCGGAGATCAAAGAGCTTACCGATGCTGTTGAAGAGCATAACCAGTTCTATAGGCAGATGTTCCATGATCTGACTCAGGGTACCGCACTTAAAAGAGATTACCATATCAAGGATTATATCAAAGAAGGCTATGAAAAGAATGCCGATGTATTCTCAGTCATTGACCGCCTTTCGACAATGTTCTCCCAGATACCTAAAGACCTGGTCCGGGGTGAGGATGATGATCCGGTAACCGAAGGCCCTCTTTATGAAAGGCTCCGGCAGCCTAATAACTATCAGATATGGCAGGAGTTTGCAAAACTGTGGTATTCGTTTTATCTGACAACAGGCAATGCTATAAAATATGCCCCGCGTATCAAGGGAGGGAATGACAGGGGCAAGCTGATGCCCGGAGGCATGTATCTGATGCCTACACAGCATATACAGATCGAAGCCGGATCATGGCGCGATCCTATCAAATTTTACACTCTTGAAATCAATCTGACCACTGAGAAGATCCCGGCTGAAGATGTTATTCATGTTCGTATGCCTAATCTTCAATACCAGGGAGGGGCGAATTTTATGGGTATGTCGCCTTTAAAGGTTGCTGCACTGATCATCGAAGCGGAGAACCAGGGATACCAGACTGTTGCTGATACATTGTCAAAAGGACTTCCACCCGGTATCCTCAAGATGACAGAAGAATATGATAAAATTCGTTCTCAGGAATTACAGGCTGATCTTGAGAGGGAATGGAAGAAAAAATATGGCAATCAGAAATATACCCGCAGGGCCGGCTATCCGGTTTTAGGATTTGGTGTTGATGATTGGATACCTATGGGATTTTCAAACTTCCGCGACCTTCAGATACTCGAAATGTCACAGCATGGCCTGAGAGTACTGTGTAATGTCCTGGGAGTGCCTTCACAGGCTTTCAATGATGTGGCAGGAACTACGTTCACAAATATGGGCGAAGCCCGTAAGATGGTTTATACCAACCGTCTGATACCGGATTTTGGATTATTGCTGTCCTATCTGAATACAATGATCGTTCCTGCTTATGGAGAGGATTTAAAGATCAAGGCCGACTATTCAGATATTCCTGAATTGCAGGATGATAAGAAAGAACTTGCGCAATGGCTGGAAGTTGCAGTCCGCTGGGGTATGCCTCCGAATAGGTTATTTGAAAAACTCGGTCTTGAGACTATTGATAATCCGGCAATGGATCGCAGCTATCTGCCATTTAATATTGTTCCGGCAGAAGAAATAGGTATGGACATATCTATGGACGAGGTGAATAAGATTTTAAAGGAGCATAATATTGATGATTATAAAGGGCTTAAGGCGGTATAATGTCATGGATAAACACAGCCAGGCGCAGACGAATTTACGAAAGGAAGTATATGGCTTCTTTTCAGCGTTCTTTGAAAATACAGATTGCTCCAATAATCAAATTACTCGAAATGTATAAGCCTTCAGAGATTGAGGTGCGCCTTGATCCCGAACCTATAAAACAGGTTTTCAAAAGGCTTTACACGGAGACGGGAAAAGATTTTGCAAGAGTAACGCATAGTGAGATTACCGGGAAGGCTCGAAAGGATCTATTGACAAGCGTATGGGAACAGGAGATGCTTTCTTTTATCACTCAATACGGAGGCGAAAGGATCACAAGCATAA